ATCCTAGCTGATGTTGAAAAGTGTGTGGAAAAGGATGTAGAACAATCGTGGCGTGACAATCCGGACCGTATGGGCGGACAGTTTACGCAGGAAGAAATCGACAATGCAAATCGTTGGTAAGCAATTTGTCCAAAAGACTTGCAATAAGGTAGAAATTATCTTACAATAGAACTAAATAGATCAGCAGAGGGATAGACCCAAAGCGCAAACTATACAAAGGATTTTTGTATGCCAAAACCATATGAGACACTTGTCCTTATTGGACGATTTCAACCGCTACACAATGCACACCTTGAAATTATCAAGCGTTGCACAGCACTAACCAATCAACTCGTAGTCATCGTTGGCTCTTCATATCAGCCACGAACCTATAAGAACCCCTTTACGTTCGAAGAGCGTGAACGGATGATTAAAGATGCGGCACAAGGGCTCAACCTCCGTGTTTATGTCGAGCCTAATGTAGACACAATTTACAACGACCAAGCCTGGGCGGTTCGAGTCCAAGGCATTCACAGCAAGTATCGTTGCCTTGGCACCAAGGACGGTATTATTGGTCATAAGAAAGACGACAGCTCTTTCTACTTGGACATGTTCCCACAATGGGATTTTGTCAACGTAGAACAAATTGAACCTCTGGGTGCTACAGACATTCGCGACCTTTACTTTAAGCGCGATGCCAACATGAAGTTCATTCAAGGTGTAGTTCCAGAAAGCACCTTCAACTTCCTAATGAAGTTTAAGACTACCGCTGAATACGAACAAATTATTCGCGAGCGCGAGTTCGTAGAAACATACAAGAAACAATACGCAAGCCTGCCTTATCCTCCTGTGTTTGTAACTACAGACGCAGTTGTGATCCAAAGCGGCCATGTGCTAATGATTAAACGCCGCAGTGAACCTGGCAAAGGTTTGTGGGCATTGCCGGGCGGCTTCCTAAACGCAGACACAGATCGTAGCGTCCAAGATGCAATGATCCGTGAATTGCGAGAAGAGACTGGCATTAAAGTGCCGGTACCAGTGTTGAAAGGTAGCATTCAAGATAACCGTGTGTTCGATGCTATCGGGCGTAGTACCCGTGGACGCACAATTACCCATGCTTTCAAAATTGTCTTACCTGATGGCGAACTGCCAAAAGTCAAAGGCAGTGATGATGCAGAAAAGGCCAAGTGGGTGCCTATTGCAGAAGTCCGATCAGACGAATGCTATGAAGACCACTACGAAATCCTACAGAACTTTGTAGGTGCCTAAGCGATAGACGCAAAGGCTTTATTGATAAGGAGTTTATCATGAAACTAGCAAAAAACATTATTCTTAACACCGACAGCTACAAAGTTAGCATGTTCAAACAATACCCAGTAGGCACTACTGGTGTTTACAGTTACATTGAAAGCCGAGGCGGCCGATACGATCGTACCGTGTTCTTTGGCTTGCAAGCATTTATCAAGGAGTACCTAATTGATCCGATCACGCAGGCTGACATTGACATTGCAGACGAGATACTCACGGCCCACGGGGAGCCATTCAACCGTGCCGGATGGGAGTACATTCTCCGGGTCCACGGAGGGAAGCTTCCGGTCGTTATTCGGGCTGTACCTGAAGGCACAGTGGTACCTGTTAAAAACGTTCTGGCAACAATTGAAAACACTGACCCAGAGTGCTACTGGCTCACAACTTGGTTGGAGACTGCTTTGCTTAGGGCTATTTGGTACCCTACTACTGTGGCTACTCAAAGCTATACTATCCGTAAGGTTATTTTAGACTATTTGGAGAAAACAGGTGACCCAACTCTTATTGATTTTAAACTGCACGATTTCGGTGCTCGTGGTGTTTCTAGCCTTGAGTCTGCGGCTATCGGAGGCGCGGCACACTTGGTTAACTTCATGGGTAGTGATACTATTTCTGGCGTTCTGTATGCTCGTGAATATTACAACGCTGGTGTATCCGGATTCAGTATTCCTGCCGCTGAGCACAGCACTATCACAAGCTGGGGTCGCGAAGGAGAAGTAGATGCTTACAGAAACATGCTCGCCCAGTTTGCAAAGCCTGGCTCTATTGTGGCTATCGTATCTGACTCTTACGATATCTACAATGCCGCTAGGAACCTCTGGGGTGAAGAACTTCGTCAACAAGTTGTTGATAGCGGGGCTACCGTTGTTATTCGTCCTGACAGTGGTGATCCTGAGACCGTGTGTTTGAAACTGGTTCAAATCTTGCACGACAAGTTTGGTGCAGTTAAGAATGCAAAGGGCTTCTGGGTTCTCAACAACGTTCGTCTAATCCAAGGCGACGGTGTAAACGAACACACCATTCGTTGTATCCTTGGTGCGTTCCAAGCATATGGTTATAGTGCAGACAACATTGCATTTGGTATGGGTGGCGCTCTACTTCAACAAGTTGATCGCGACACTCAAAAGTTTGCAATGAAGTGTTCTTCAGCTTTTATCGTTGGTAAAGGTTGGGTTGATGTGCAAAAGGATCCTATCACTGACAGTGGTAAAAAGTCTAAAGCAGGTCGCGTAACACTTTGGAAGTGCGGGAAAGAAATTCAATCTGCCGTTGAACAACCAAAGGGTTGGACCGACTATGGATTTGGTTGGGAAGAACTGCTTGTAGACGTGTATCGCGATGGTACCCTTGTAAAAGAGTACACTTTTGACGAGGTCCGTGCTAACGCCCGTGGCTAAAAAACAACAAAAACCCGCTTGTTTGACCCTTAAAAACGGTTGACCAAGTGGGTCTTTTATTGTATAATACTTGTATTGCAGTTAAGTTATAGGAGATTTCGATGAATTGTTCGCCCACTCTTACCGCAGATGAATTTAAGACCATCCATAACGCCTTGTGCGATATGCGAAGCGTTTACCAAACTTTGCAAGGCGTGGTTCGTGAGCCTATTACTGATAAACTTAGCAAAGCTATCAGCCAAATGGAACTTGGTCTTGCTAATGCCTACGATGAGGACAACAAGGCCTTTGACCGCAAAAGTGAACACTATCAAAGCGTCAGCGAGGACCTTGGTCTGAAGAGTATTTGGTCCGTATACGAAGTTGACAATCTTTCCGATCGCCATCCCTTTGAAGGTGCTGACCGTGTTGTTTACAAGGACCACTGGGGCGAGAAGCCTGTCCAATGTTCAATCAACGGCTTGACCTGGGCCGCTCTTTATGTTGCCGCAGATGCTTGCATTCGTGATAGTGGCGACAAGCACCACGTCTACATCGAGACGTTTACGCCCGACAGCAACGATCCTCGCACATTGATTCTTTCCACAGGGAGTTAAAATGATTCGTATAGTTTTCTTTTGGTTGATCCTGTTTGCCTTGTTCTTTTTTGGCATAAAGTTTCTTAGAAGTTTGTCCGGAAAAGAAGTTTGGGCATTGACAAAGGTAGCGGCTTATGCTATACTATGCTCACTGCTAACAACAGCATTTCTTATCACTCTCGTTATTCTTTTTTAAAGGTTCATCATGAAGCGTATTGCAACTCTTTCTCTTATCGCGGCCGCAGTTCTTGCTACTGGTTGCACTCGAATCGAAACTGGTGAGGTTGGTGTTCGAGTTGGCTTTGACAAACAAGTTCAAAGCGGCGAACTGCTCCCTGGTTCGTTTAATCAGGTCCTGATTGGAGATGTGCTAACTTTCCCTATCAAGGACGTTAATGTCAAGCTGGACGACATGACTCCTGTTGCCAAAGATAACTCCACCATGAAAGACGTTGATGCTGTGGTTATCTATAACATTAACCAAGCTCAAGTGGCAGAGCTTTACTCTACCAAGAGCCAAGCGTTCCATGCTCGTCACAACGGCGACATTTACCTGATGTACAACTACATCACCCAAGCCGCTCGCAATGCTATCTACAAAGAAGCACGTAAGTACGAAGCTCTGGACATGGCAGACAATCGCCAAGCAATGGAAGCCGCTATTAAAGAGCAAATCCAAAAGAGTCTTGCTGATGAAAAGCTGGACGGTAGTTTGATTGTTGGCCAAGTGCTGATTCGTAATGTTGTGCCAGCTGACTCAGTTGTTGCTTCTGCTAACGATTTGGTTCGTGCTAAAAACGAACTCAAGCAGAAAGAAGTTGAAGTTAAGACTGCTGAAGCAGAAGCTCGTCGTATGGCGGCACTAAGCAACCAAAGTGCTCAAAGTGTGCAGTTTATGCAAGCACAAGCCATGCTGAACATCTCCGAAGGTATTAAGAACGGCAAGGTGCAGACCATTGTTGTGCCCGCTAACTTTAACGCACTGATGATGCCTAAGTAATATGAACTTCCTTGAATGGCTAGGTTTGAAAAAAGTGGCCGATGATCTCGATCCAAAAAACGTAATTAAGTTTCCTGAACCCAAGGCAGTTCCTTATGTTGAGCCACCTAAGAAGGAAGAGCCTGCAACGGTTTACTATCGGTTTGGTATTACTGATAAGAACCGTCTGGCTTTCCAAATGGGCTACAGCGAAATTACAATGAACAAGCAAGGCGTTCAGAATCTGATCGATCAGCTTGAATTTTTTAAAGACCAACTTGAGGACGAACAATGAAACAGCGTGGAATGACATTGATTGAAATCCTAGTTGGATGTATTATTGTTGCCACGATAATCATGATTGCTATCCCGGTCCTAGTCGGGAACAGTCAAGGTAACGGCAACGTGAGTTGGGGTGTAAACGGTATGACCGAAAGCCGTTGCATCGAAGGCTACAAATTTGTTATGGATCAAAAAGGCAACGCTCGTCAGATCCTTGATGAGTTTGGCAAAGGCGTCAAGTGTGAAAACCCTAACGCTGGTAAGCCAGGTGCCTTTGGAAAGTTCTAAATGGATATTAAGAAACCAATTAAAAGCGTAAAGCCAACTGAGCTACATTATGACTTGATGGGCCGAGCTTTTAAAGAAGGCCAGTATGTTGCAGTTGCTGATGGTGGCCTTTATATTGCACAAGTAATTCGTTTCACTCCTAAGATGGTTGAAATTGAAAAGGTTGGGGGTAAGTTTAGGAGCAAGCGTTTGCGTTATGCAAGCGACATGGTCATCCTAGATGGCCCAGATGTGTTTATGTGGGTGTTGACTAATGGACTTTAAGACCAAAGAAGAAGCATACAACTTCTTGGTTAGAGCAGGCATTATTCGACCCAACGAACGCACATTAGAAGGGCAAGAGAAAGAAGAGATGTGGTTGATACTACAGTTGTTAGAATCAACCCACTCGACCAACAACCAACGTTTTATTACGGAACATTACACATACGGTGACAACAAGTATCAAGTTACCTTTTTCAACGAAAAAGACTTTGAAATCACTGAAATTAAACCCTAACGCATAATTAAAGTTATCTGAATAAGGAAGTACAAATGGCAGATATTATCGATGACGCACAAGAAGCAATGGAAGCTCAAGAAGAACTTCGTCGCGCTACGGCTAAAGAGTTTAAGCCTATTCGCACAGGATTTTGCATCGAGTGTGAAACACCAACCGAGTATACATTTTGCTCACCTGAGTGTCGAGACGACCACGAAAAGCGTGAGAAGATGAAAGCTATTAACGGCAAGTAAGTTAAATATCAGTTATGGAGTTCTTCGTAACTGATAATCAGCTTTTAAAGCAAGCTACACTAGAAGTACCCATCAAGGATGGGTATTTTGATGGGCACTTTGTAGACTATTATATCCGTCATTTTGACAATGACGGATTTCAGCTTAACCGTCTGGAACAAGGTTATTACGAAGCACAGGGAATAGAAACGCCTGAATGCTTAGGTGTGCGTGCCGCACAATATGATTGGTTCAGCTTAATCAATCCGGGTAATTTTATTATCGACCATTCACTGGTTATAACAAGATGCGCCTATGTTGGCCGCGCTCGTGAACAACTTGAGCAGATGAGCCAACTATACCCTTATCTAAAGAAATACCTATTGCTGAAACCTAAATGGGGTTTTGACTTTGCGCTCGAGTATGCTGGCGAGGACTACCTGGAAGTTATACACATTGAGCAGGATTTTGATAGTTACCAAGAAGCGGTAGATCGCAAGGGGCAGTTCGAAGAACTGGTGCTACACGAAGACTGGGAACTGTTTGTTAAAGAACTTATAAAGCATAAGACTCTTTGGGAACCGCTACAAGGTATGGAGAGAAATGATTGGAAAGCTCGGTTTTGGGGGTTTAACAAAGCTGAACGAACACTGAAGGCTTTCTAATAAATATCCCATGGCCAGTAAAGAAGATTTTGTCAGCGGAAACATTGACTACCACGACACATTAAATCCTATCGCATGGGACGACAGCGATAAGCTTCGTAGCGAAGTACAGCTAAAGCTATTAGAAATTGCTCGTGTATTCGTTAAGTACCTAGATATTCCTAACTTTGAGGTAGTTGACATTGTGCTTACTGGTAGCATGGCCAACTACAATTACACAAAGTATTCCGACTTTGACATCCATGTAGTGACACATTACGCAAACTTACAAAGTGATGAAATAGCAGAAGCATTTTATCGTGCAAAAAAAGAAATTTGGAACAACGAGCACGATATCAAAATACGCGGACACGAGGCCGAGCTATACGTTGAAGATTCGGAAACGCCACCTGTTTCTGGCGGCGTGTATAGCATATTAAGAGACGAGTGGATTAACAAGCCCGAATATGATCCACCACGTATTAACAATACAGCAGTTAACGCCAAAGTAAAAGACCTTGTTAGACAAATTGCTCATGCAATCAAAGACGGCGATATCAATGATATTGAACGCATTAGAACAAAGATTCGAAACATGCGTAAGTCTGGACTTGCACGAGCAGGTGAGTTTGGTGTAGAAAACTTATCGTTTAAAATTCTTCGTAACGAAGGCTACCTAGATAAGCTACACAAGGCATACATTGCATTACAAGATCAAGAACTAAGTTTAGAAGGACAAATTAACGAAGGTGCCAGCAGTATTCTGTATCACTTTGCTAGTATTCGTTCGGCACTAAACATTCTAAACACTAAACACTTTGAACTAAGTTCTGTTACAGGTAACAAGAGCGAAGAACAATATGCTCCTAAGGATCATCCTTACTTTTTATCGCTAACACGAACACGAGTTGGCGACTATCATCGCTATGTTGGTACTGGTGGTGTGCTATTTGTTTTAGATGGCACGTGGTTTAATCGCAACCATAAAGTTACACCCATTGACTATTGGGAACGTGCTTGGCAACACAGCCCAGATCGTAGCCGCGAAGCAGAGGACCGTGTATTCTCTAAGACGCCTACTATACCAATTGATAGCGTACAAGAAGTCCACGTACTATTAAAAGAACAAGACAAGTGGCGTAGTCCAGAAGCACGTCAACTGATGATTGCTTCTAAAAAGTCCGGTATACCAACTTACTTCTATGTTGACGAAAAGAACTGGCGCTTACTAAACAAAGCCAAGAGCATCAGTGTTAAAGACTCTGGCGGTGTGTTAAGTGGACAAATGCCAACCAAGCCAATGTACAGCCCAGAGCGCGATTACTTAGAGCCTTGGCTAGAACTAATTTACAAAAACAGCAAAGCAGACTTATCCGACCGTGCCGAAAAGACACGCTACAATTTAGTATACTACGGAAGCAGATATCGTAATGAAGACAGTGGCTTAGGCGGCGACTTGAGCAATGCTCGTAAACCAGACCAAGGTGCTAGCCGTCGTAGTGCTATTAAGATCATTGACTACATGTTAAAGAACGGACACAAGACTCCACTAGACTTAAAGAACTTCTTATCAGACAAGTGGGAAAAGATTGCTGAACTTGATCGTGCTAAGAAAGAATCGTTTACCACAATGCAACTTGCTATCATGGAAGGTGGGCATTCGCTTGATGAAGATGATCTAACAAAAATTAAATTAGGTGGAAGTAGCGAAGCGGCTAAAGCATGGATTGAAAAAGTATACGCAAAGTATCCACAGACTTGGCAAAATAATCATGTTATGCCATTAGGTGATGAACAATTTGCTTTATTTGAACTTGTACCTAGTATGAGTAAGCGCGGAGCAGTTGAAGTTAAATGGTTCCAAGCATATCCTTTGCGTCAAGGCGTAGGCAGTCGTGCTATGAAAGAGCTACAAGCTATGGCTCGAGAAGATGGCATTGCGCTCACATTGTTCCCATGGGACAAAGGACAGGTCAGCCAAGCCAAGCTAACAAAGTTTTACAAAGGACATGGCTTTACTCCTATGCAAAAAGGCGGTAAGAGTATGCAATGGGAAAACATTAACGAAGGTGGCTGGGCAAGTACGGAAACTCAAGACACAGTTATTACACCAAAGGTTGTTGCTGAAGTAGTTAGGATTATGCAAAGCTTTGAGAAAAGCTATAATGCTTGGCAAGCCAATAACGGATTTGATACTGAAATTAAAATAGGCAATCCCAAAGGTAGCGGAACATACTATAGACGCGACTTAGAACAAGATCCAGAGCGCGAATATGGCGACATTGATATTGAATGTTTTATTCACAGCAGAGAAGACGTTAAGTCTGCACAGCGTATCACCGAATACAAAATGTCTATAACAGAATACTGTTTACAAAGTCCCGACTACTCTACAGAAAACGGCACTAACCTTATTATGAGAACAACTGCTGGTCCCGTACAAGTTGACCTGTTATACACTTATCATGAGCATGCCGCATGGAGTCAAGTACTAAGCCCCGAGTATCGTGTTAAGGGCGTTATCAGTACAAGTTTAACAAGTGCATTAGCAGAAGTACTCAATTTAAGCTTTGGTAGCCAAGGTATCCAAGTTAAGATTAGAAATAACCAACCTGTAAGTTTCCGACAAAGCAAAGACACAGAATTGCGTACAGTTAGCTTAGATCCAGAAAACTGGGCCAAGGACATTTACTCTTTATATTACTATCTTTCAAACGGCAATCAACCAACAGAGTTTTCGCCAAACTTAGAAGCACATTCTGGACACCGAGGTGAAACAAGATTGAGTGATATTGTATTATCCATTAAAGCGTTAGCATCTGCATTGGAAGACGCAAATTTACTAGGGCACGGTGCTTTAATTAGCATACCTAATAAGCAAGATTTGATTCGTAAGATTGCAAGTGTTTATTCTAACAAGTTAGAAACGGCAGAAAATTCCAGCAAGTTTGACAAGGCACAAACGCCATTGGCAATTGAAAAAGCCAAGAAAACCAAGCTTATGCTAGCCAAATACCGCAATGAAATCACTAAGTTGCTCTTAAATTAGAACAACCATATCTGATTCGTTAAAACTAAATATAGTACACATTTTGGATGCAGACATCCAATAAATTTTTAAAAGAGAAAACAAATGGAAATCATCGTAGGTATTGCCGTTATTGCTTTAGTAGCTTATGTTCTTACTAGAAAGAAAGACGTAGCAGAAGCAAACGAAGCGGCTCCATATAAGGTTGACGCACCTGCCCAAGAGCAAATTATTGCTGTAGGCGAACCACCAGCAACTGTTGTTATTCCAGTTGAAGGTGCTGGCGCTGTTGAAGTACCAGCTGAAGCTCCTGCTAAGAAGCCACGTGCTAAAAAAGCTGCCGCTCCAAAGGCAGAAAAGAAGCCACGTGCTAAAAAGGCTAAAGCAGAGTAATATGCTTTTACGAGAGATTGCTTCTTATAATACAGCACAGGTCCTAACCGAAGGTGGCAACGCCTTTAAGGATCCTGCGACCAAGCAACCTCTTACAAAGCAAAATGCCACAACAGAGGAAGTCCATGCTACTGTCAAGGAACTTGAAAAGCGCATGGGTATTCCTTTGTTTAAGCATTTAACTGGTTCAGCAATATATGCAAACAAAACAACAGGCGATGCTGACGTTGTTTTAGATCCTGTTGATTATATTAACGTTGATCCAAAGGATGACGCTAAGACTAGCCAAAATCGTTTTCGCGAATGGTTAACTAGTAAACTACTAGGTTCAGGTTTTAAAGATACAGAAATTAAAAAGGGCGGCGATGGCTTGTCAATTATGGCTCCTATTCCTGGCTCTGATGAATTTTTACAAGTTGACCTAGACATTGCTGAACCAAACGAAGGAAAATTCAGTCGTTGGTCTAAACGCGGAGAACCAGCAACAGGTGCTAAGGGTGCTTTCCGACATATCCTTAAAAGTGCTATTGCCAGGGCGGTTAATCCAAACTGGAAATGGAGTTTTAAGCATGGGTTGGTTGACGATGCAGTTGCACAGACACTAAGCAAGGATCCTGAAAAAATTGCCAAATACTTGTTTGGCAAGACAGGCAAAGCTAGCGACCTTGACAACATACAAACAATATTAGCAAAACTAAAGCAAGCACATCCGGCAGTTTACCAAGAGATAGTAGACAAAGCACAAACCGGTGTTGCTAATATGAAATACGATTATAGGTATCAATAAGATGTTTTTTAGAGATATAGTTTTAAGTGAGAAGTCTTTAACAGCCGCCGAGCTAATCAAGCACGACGGCAAATACCTACGCATCTTAATTGACCTAGTTAACCAAGACACACCATTACCAATTGATCCAAGCTATAGAGATAGGTTTGAAAACCCAACAGCTATTGTTGACAAAAGCGAAATTGAAGCTTTGCAGGCTGCACTAGATAGCGGTGATATTAAGAAAACACTTCCTAAAGAAGTAAAAATGTATGTTGATGGTAAGCTTGATTTACAACCTTTAAGCATTTTGTTCAAGGGTAAAGAGTTTACCAACTTAGAAGGTAAAAAAGCATACAATGCTGGCCACCTTGCTGAACTATTCATGGGCTTGGCAGTTAGTGCTAAGTTCTTTAATATTGGTAAAGAATTAACTAATCAACAAGTTATGGATATGATTGGGCATATAGAGTATGCTGTTGAAGGCAAGAACTATGTGTTTACAATCGAGCGCACAATTACATATCCAGACATGGGTGCCAAATCTGATACATTAAGTTTCTTAGCAAGAGTACCTGCTCGTAGTGCCGAGTCTTTTATTGAGCAAGCTAAGAAAACAAAGTTTGATGGCGATTTACAAGCAATCTTTTCTAGTGCTATCAAATATGTAAATGAATCTAGTAGCGTATCTACAAGTTGTGAAAAAGTTCGCAAGGACAAAAACAACAACCGTATTGACGTTATTAGCGATGGTACTACAGATGCTAAGGGTACTAAAGCAGACTTAACACTAAAGGTTGACGGAAGTAAAGTTAACCTACTAAGCTTGAAAACATTTGGTAGTGATACACTAGGGCAGTTTAGCGGCTTAACATTACCTAACCTAACTAAGTGGTTTAAAATTAATTTTAACTTAGACATTACCCCATATGTTTCTCAATTTAGCCCAGACCTAGGCGAAGAACAAATTTATAAGAACTTGCTGAAGTTCTATGATGATATTGTTCATCCTTACGTGGTCAAAACAATTGAAGATCAAAAGCCTGGTAAAGAAGCCGAAATCGTTAAACAGCTATCTCATGCCGCTAACATTTATGCTCGCGGCGAGTCTCTTGAAGATGTTGAAATTGTTAAACTTGACGATAAGATTTCAGCAGGTAGCTACAAAGTTCTAAAATTTAGTGCTAACCTACAAGAAGCTATGCGCCACCTAGACCTAGATGTTAAGTATGTTAACCAAGGCAATAGTCGCACTATTCAAATATGGGCAAAGCCTGCAGAAGGCGATAAAGTTGCCAAAGGCTCAAACAAGATCTGCCAATTCCGCACAAGTAGAATGGGTGGATATACACGCAACTTCTTTGAAAGCGGTCCTATGTTAGAAGCATTAACTGCCGTAAATAAGAACGTTGACCCAACGGTTGCACCACAAGGCCGTACAGCTATGTCAACTACACATAGCACTCGCGAATTGAAGTAATAATACTACTTTAACCAATAAGTAAGCCTTTTTTAATCTAGAGCAAAGTTTTAAATACTAATGTAGAACATTTGGGTTCTACTTTAGTCTATGAAAAAATTAACTCTAGCGTTGTTAGTTATGAGTGGTACACTAAATGCCGCTGAACTTCAACATAACTTTAATAATCCTTCATTTAGCGGTCTTGGTTTTAGTAGTCATGTATTAACCATTAAACAATTAGAAGACCAGCAAAAAGAAAAGAATAAACAAGCGATCGATGCCATTAAGGCAGCGGCAGAACGTGCGGCTGCAAACACTCCACAGGCTAGGTTTCAAGCCAGCTTAGAAACTCGCATTTATAGCGAGCTTGCAAAACGCATTAGCGACAGCCTATTTGGTTCGTCAAGTAGTGCTCCATCATGTACTCCATTAAGCATTGGCGGTCCTTGCGGTGATATTGACATTGGCGGGCAGAACATCACATGGCGTATTGTTGGCAATAACATTGTGGTTAGAATTACAGATATGTCTAATCCTAGCAACTATACAGAACTAGAAATGCCATATGCGGCATTCAAGATATAAGGATTAGAACATGAAAAAGACACTATTATCCTTGGCTGTAGTAGCACTATTAACTGGTTGTGCAACAGGGTCTGCACTAAGAGAAAAGATAACCGGTAATCAGTTTGACGAGCCAGTGGTTGAAACAACAAAGTTTCTAAAGAAAGAACAAAGCAAAGTAGCACCTCCTGCAGGCGGTCCTATTCCTGTAGCAGTTTATAGCTTCCAGGATAAAACTGGTCAGCGTAAAAGTATTCCAAACATTGCTAGTTTAAGTTCAGCAGTTACACAAGGTGCAGAAAGCTATCTAATTAAAGCATTGCAAGAAGCTGGCGATTCCCGTTGGTTTACAGTTCTTGAAAGAGTTGGTTTAGAAAACTTAATTAAAGAACGTCAAATGATTAGACAAGCAAGAGAACAATTCCAAGGTAAAGATGCTAAACCATTGCCGCCAATGGTATTTGCTGGTATTATCATTGAGGGTGGCATTGTTGGTTATGATAGCAATACTGTTACTGGTGGTAGCGGTGTAAGATTGTTTGGCATTGGTGCAAGCACACAGTATCAAAGCGATACTGTGACAGTTACATTAAGAACTGTTAGTGTCAATACAGGTGAAATTTTAACAACAACAACCGTAACCAAAACTGTTTTAAGTTATCTTGACAGAATTACATTATTAAGATTCGTGGGCGATGGAACTGACATTGGTGCAAATGCTACGGCGCTCGAAGGTGAAATTGGCGGAAGTATCAATGAAAGTATTAACAAAGCTATCGATATTGCTGTTCAGGCCGCAGTTTTAAACACAATTCACGAGGGTGTTAGAAAAGGCCACTGGGGATTCCAGGAAGTAAAGTCTGAACAATCGGGAGTGAAAAATGAGCTGGTTCAAGAGAAGTCCAAAGCAGAATCACAACCATCCGCTCCGGCCGCAACGGACAAGTCCAGCGACGGAAAAGAAGTTAAAGGAAACTAAAGAAGCGGTTCGTACAAGAGATAACGAACAATTACGATTGCACAAAGGGTGTGCATGAATCTTGCTTGTGTAGTGTGTGGTCTGGAGAATCACACACCCAAGAAGACTAAGGGTGTAAAGTAAAGGGTTTAACCCAGGAGCTAGGCAGAAAAACAATAATTTGCCTATGTAACAAAATGATTAAGAAGACAAAGATTTTGTCAAAGACTTTATTAGCTTTAGCAGTAACTACACTATCGACATTGTCGGTAGCACAGTCAGCTACAGGTCCTAACAAGGTCTACGTTGAACAAGTTGGTAATAGCAATACTGTTACTATTGAACAAGTCGGCGGAACAAACAATGTTGGCGGAACAGCATTGTCTGCGGCAAACTCCATTGACGCTGCCGGTATTACTACAGTAACACCGTCGGCCCCAAGTTCAACAAACTACGGTACAATAACAGGTAGTTCAAACACCGTCGCCATTACACAAACTGGTAACGGAAATACTGCCATGTACAATTTACAAGGTAGCAATAATGCCTATACAAGTACTGTTACTGGTCACGGTAACCTAACTCGTATTACATTAGGCGATGCTAACAACGCCGCTAACCTAAGAAACGTTATTACAGAAGCTATCACTGGCGACAATAATTTAGTATTGCAAAGCATTGTTGGCAACGATATTACTAGTTTAGTTTCTATCAATGGTAACCTAAACCAAATTACCAAAGAACTAAAAAGTTCAAACGGTACAAGTGATATCAGCATCACAGGAGGAAGCAACGTTCTGAATATCCAGCAGATTGATTCTGCAGGAGCAAATGGCCACTACCTAAAAGAAGTAATTGCAGGTAGTTTTAACAGTATCACTACTCAACAACAAGGTACTAACGATACTACTGTTGATGTCCGTGTTACCGGAAGCAACAATACAATTACAGTACGTTCAAGCAGTAGTGCTATTTTAAATCCAGCGACAGCTATCGCGAGATAAAAAATGCTCTCTAGGCTAACCATAGCCCTTTTGTTATTGACATACAATGCTATCGTTTCTGCAGGCGATAGCATTGGTGTCGTTTCAGATAACAAAGGAACGGCTTGCGAAATTCAACGTGGCAAGTCAAAGTCAACAGGTGTTAAAGGTTCTTCCATTGAATCGATGGATGTTTATCTTACACAGGCCTGTTCTAGCAACATCACATTCAAAGACGATACCAAAGTTAAAATTACCGAAAACTCAAAGCTAGTAATTGACGACTTTGTTTACGATCCAAAGAAAAGCGATGCTGGCAAATTAGCAATGAAAGTAACAATGGGTACTGTTCGTTATGCCAGCGGTCAAATTGCTAAAAACAACCCACAACAAGTTGCCGTTAATACTCCGACAGCAAACATTGCTGTACGTGGTACTGACTTTTCAATGACAGTCGACGAAACAGGTCAAAGCCTAATTGTATTATTACCAAGTTGCAAAGATGATAGCGAGCAGAAAAAGTACGAGCTAGAAGAAAACCGTTGTAAAGTAGGACAGATATCTGTATCTAATGCCGCTGGCACAGTTGTATTAGATAAGGCATTTGAAGCAACTTACATTTCGGCATTTGAAAACAAACCAACTTCTCCAACAGTTATTAATCTCGTTGAAAGTAAAATTAACAATAACTTAATCATTGTCAAGCCACCAGAAGTTGAAAAGGCCATTAAGCAGGCCGCTAGATCATTTCGCGATGATCAAGAAGCAGAGCTGGAAGCTGAAATGGCCAGACGTGTGGCACAGAAATTAAAAGAAAATGCCGATGATATTGAAAAGGCTAGACTTTTAGCAATGTACAATTCTGCAGGAAATTCTGGCTGCAATCCAAGTACTAACGTTTGTGTTGTCTGGACTAACCCCGAAGCGTCTGACATACAAACTCGCGGTAAAGGTGTAGCCTTCCGTTCAAATACAGATCATTATGCTGAAGTAAAAACACAAGGCTATGAATCAAATACAATGGTAACCATTGTTCACAACGATGCTAGTGCAAGCGAACTAATTGGTGCTGGTGGCGCAGGCGGCAATAATGTTTACATAAAACAAAACACAGGAGTATTGAGAAGATGATACGTAAGATACTCTTTGTATTAATGTTAATGTGTTCCAGTGCATTTGCACAAGACATGTATAACAGCATTGCTACAGCCTATGTTACTACTACTATCAGTCAAAACGTAGTATTCAATAGCACAATGCAACAGGGTGGAACATTTACATTTAGTGTATTAGCCCACAACGGTGGTGGTCGTGCTGGACAAAGTGATACTGCAAACGTAAAGATAGAATTTTATACCTCTAGCGGTACGCTAGTTACTAGTGTAAACTCAACTTACTCTGCTAACTTACCAAACCCTAACGCAGTATGTGGCAATCCTTGTATCGACCCAGCAGTTCCCTGGTCAACACTAACAACCAGCACAACATTAACATCGGCACAAGCTGCCAACGTTGCTTATGCTAAAATTAGCATGTATGGTATTGACGGCAGTTATTGGGCAGGTGATTACGGTCCTTGGTATCGTGCGCCAACCTTCACATTTAACAACGGTGCTAACCTAGCTTATAACCCAGAGTTCGGTCCGTATAATAACATAGCGGCTCAGGGTTGGACTATTAGTCCTGCATTGGGTGCATGCCAAGGAGCATGGGGCGGGTCAAATCCTTGTATTGCTAACAGTAGCGGAACACCTGGTACTAGTACAACAGGTCTAGTTGCTAACCAAAACGGTGGTGGCCCAGATCTTAACGGCGGTACAACAAGCGGTACAGCCGGTGGCTATAACAGTACTATGACTACCAGTAGCCCAACAGGTGCGCCACCAGCTCCTGTACCTACAGCAATTTATAATAGTGGCACTACAGCAGGTGCAACGACATACATTACTAATCATTACCCAACTAGCAATAATAGCCCAGCTGGTGAAGGCGCGGCGAATGCCTTTGACAATAATACAAATACAAAGTATCTAAACTTTGACAAGTACAATGCTGGTGTTACTGTTAAACTAAATGCCGGTCGTGTTGTTTCTGCATTCACACTTACCACTGCCAATGACTTTCCGGGTCGCGATCCTACAAGTTATAAATTGTATGGAAGTAATGACGGTGTTACTTGGACGTTAATACAACAAGGTGCGTTGACACTCAGTGATGATAGATTTGCAACCAGTACAGAAATTGCAGTAACTAACACCACTGCTTATGCCTACTACTATATCTTCTTTCCAACAACCAAAGCTGGCGACGGTTGCGGTTTAGATTGTAACAGTATGCAAATTGCAGAAATTACATTCATCTATGATGCTAACAATACAACCACATCAACTGCTTCTGGAAGCACAGTATCTAATCCGGGTAGCTTATGCTGTGGAGGTTCGGCAGCTCCGTTTAGTGCCAACTCTGGCAATGTGGCTAAGATTAATACATTCATTGGTCGTACAACAAATGACAGTAAAGTTTATATCGAGCAAATTGGCAACATGAATACTATCACAGTACAACAGTCTGGTACGATACAAAACTATGCCGAGTATAATGGCAATGGTTCATCAAATAACATTACCATTACGCAAAGTGGAAATGCTTCTACACAGGCAAACTATACAGAACTAAATGTGTTAGGCAATAGCAATACTGTTAACATTACTCAACAAAGCACCGGCGGTGGCAAGGGTGTGTTTGCAACTATTAACGATAACAATAACACTCTTGTTGTACAACAAAAAGACTCAGGAAGTCACTACGCTGAAATCACACTAAGCGGTGGCAATAAGAATGTAGATATTCTTCAGCAAGGTAGTGCGGGTCATATGGCTAAAATTAACCTAAGTGGATTGCCGCAAGAGTTAAGTTTAACACAAAGCGGTAGCACACAACAATTCTACTCTATTACAAGCAACTGTGGTACAGCAGGTGGTTGTACTAAGATTACTGTTAACCAGGGAAATTAATCTGCTTGTCGAGTAATGTAGTTTACTCGCATCTTCTTTGGATTGAAAAATTCACGCACTACATCTTGCGCTACTTCTATATCAAACTTCTTACAGCTGAATACATCAAAGTAAGCAGTACCGTCTAATTCCATAAAATGCCCGCAGATGTTGCTAGTTGTAATTAACTGCATCATGCTATATCCCTGCTTAGGATCTCCCTCTAGCAAGTACTCAATTACAGGCTCGCCGTGCGCTGTCATGTCGATACGCTTTACCATTTCTTTAGTAAAGTTATAGATGTTTTCTCGGCTATCGATACGCTCGCAGCCGCTACAATCTAACATCAAATGATAACCCCAGTGCATTTTTACTCCATTAAAGCAATATTTACCCTTTTTAATTTAGACACATAGCCCGTTGCGGTTAAACTAAATATAATACTATGAAAATATCCGACGTCCACTCAAAACCTTTACTCGAAGAGCCAATTGAGCTTAACGAAATTAACATGAGCCCTAGTAGCTTAAGGAAGCTTGCTAGCGGTATTGCTGGTGCCCAAGCAGGCATGGAATTCGAAATGATTGTTCCTGGCGCAGACGGGGAAGATGACGAAGAATACGAGCCAGACTTTGATCAAGACGAACGAGCATACAGCTTCACAGACATTGAAGAATTCTTTACAAACGGTGATAACCCAAATAGTCGCAGAGATGTTCGTGATTTGATTAGTCGCTTGCAGTCCAAGTACGAAGATTATGCAATGGAAAAAGAAGCAGAGGATTGGATGGAAGTGCAAGAAGAAGAAACTCGTCGTTGGATTGAAGAAAATGAGTGGGACGAAGATGAAAAGCTACGCGAAGCATTGGAAAATATGGGCCTCGACGAAGAAGCAATCGAAGCGGCTATAATGGCTGGCGATCGTGCTAACTCAATGAGCGTAGATAAAGAAGAACGTGCTAGAATAAAAGAAACAGAAGCTTACCATCATTACAACGAAGCTTCGGATTCTATAATTGAAATGCTCGACGAACTAGTCAATGATGAAGTTCAAAATCAAGGATCGAGTTGGCAACGTGCTTATGATGAATGGCGCGAAGGATGGGAGTATCCAGATGAAACTGACTTCTTAGATAGCGAAGGCTATCACTCCATGCGCGACATTTATCAGGATGGTGATTTAATTTGGCCATATTTTATGCCTTCGGGTAATGGTGGCCAAGCTGTTGAAGATGTTGCATCTGAGTTTGGTGATGCCATTGGGCGTCCTTGGAACGCAAGTTCTAACTATCACGGTGCTCGTCGTGCCCCGGGCAAGTATGTTATTGAACCCGACGGTAGCTTAGAGCCAGATGACCCAAGTAGTGAAGCAGGTTTAGAATTCGTAAGCCCACCCCTGCCTGTTGCAGAGCTACTAAGCGATTTACAAAAAGTTGTGGCATGGGCAAAGAGTCGCGGATGTTATACAAACGACTCAACTGGCCTACACATCAACGTAAGTGTTCCATCATGGGAAGGTAATTTAGAAAAGCTTGATTATGTTAAGCTGGCAATTCTGTTAGGCGATCAATATGTGTTAGATCAGTTTGGCCGTGCAGGCAATACATATTGTAAGAGTGCATTGGAAATGGTTAAGAGTAGAATTGCTCAACGACCAGAAGATGCTGGCGCATTGCTAAAGAAGATGCGTGATCAACTTAACACTACTGCATCTAAGCTAATTCATACTGGTGTTACTAACAAGTATACAAGTATCAACACTAAGGACGGTTATGTTGAATTCCGTAGTCCTGGTGGCGATTGGTTAAGCGAAGATATTGGCAAAATTGAAAACACATTGCTACGATTTGTAGTTGCATTAGATGCGGCCGCTGATGAAAACAAATATAGAGAAGAATACGCTAAAAAGTTATACAAACTATTAACTCCAAGCAACGACAGTTCAGATACACTACAATACTTTGTTAAGTTTAGTTCTGGACAACTACCTAAGAGTGCGCTAACAAGTTTTGTTCGTCAAGCACAATTACAACGTAAACTAAAGAAGGGACAAGCTCCTGATGGACAAAAGTATTGGTGGAACGTACAATGGGACGCCAATCGTCGTATGGAAGTTGTTGCTGGTAGCAAGAAAGTTGCTTTACAAGTTGCTGCCGAAGAATGGGGAGTTCCAGAAGAACAACTAGCAGGAGCAACCGTAACTCCAATGTATCCATATCAAGAGCCCGGCGCAGTTCGAGCTTCAATTGGAGAACCACAACCAGCTGGTGGATTCCAAGAACCTAACGACAATCGTGGAAACTTAACTCCACGTGGTCCAGGTCCTTGGGAAATTTATAGAATTAGCGACGGCACTTCCGTTAGAGAATTAAGTCATACCAATCGTGCCGCCGCAGAACAAGAAGCTCGTAGTGCTTTAGGCCTACGTGCAGAAGCTCCTGAGCTATATGGTGTAAGAACTCGTGCATCGGCTCAGCCTGTAGCAGGTAGCACACAAGACTTACAGCAACAACGAGCACAAGGTGCTTTCACTGGATCATGGAAAGTAATGGTCGACGGGGAAGAAGTATACAGATTTGGCGGGGTTGGAAATAACCAAGGTGACGCTAATAGAGTTGCACGTGAATGGCTCACACAACAAATAAGAAACAGAAGTTTACATGTAGCCGCTAGCGCCAACATTGAAGTGTTGCCAATTATGGGCGACTAATTGGTCCTAACTTGACTTAGTATTCAGAACCTGCTATACTAACAAAATGAAAATACTAAAACTCATACCAGGACCACTAAGTGTAGCATGGGTAGTAATCACTGCCGCACTATTAATCCTGCTAAAAATTCAAAACCCTGCGGCTGTTGAAAGTATTCAACTTAAAGGCTTTGACGTACTATTAGCCAGCGATGCAGTAGAACAATCAGAAGAGGTTGTTGTAATTGACATTGGCGAAAAGTCAATGGAGCGACTAGGCCAATGGCCTTGGGACCGCAGAGAAATTGCTCAAGCAATACAGCGCATTCATGATCTAGGTGCAAGCACTATTGTTATTCCTGTGCTAATGACAGAAAAAGATCGACTAGGTGGCGACCCCGATTTAGCTAAAACTCTGGCTAAGACGCCTAGTGTTATTGCACAAACTCCAACTACACAAAACAAAAAGCCAGATGCAGTACGCCGTGGTGTTGCTGTCATGGGCGGTGATCCGTATGTATGGTTATACTCTTGGCCTGGCGCATTAAGCCCACGTCCAGAGCTAGCACAGAGTGCCAAAGGTGTTGGTACTACAGTTGCGGCGCCGGAAGTAGACGGTGTTGTTCGTCGTATGCCATTGGTTGTTACTGTAAACAAAGAATACTATCCATCCTTGCCAATTGAAGCACTTCGTGTGTTTACAGGCGAACAAAGTTATCAAATGAAGATGACTGAAGCGGGCGTGGAAAAAGTACGTATTGCTGGACAGCCTATTGTAGAAACTGACGCTAATGGCCGTGTATGGTTGCGTTGGAATAAAGAATTTAAGCACTATGAACTAAGCGATCTAAGCAAACGTGATTTAAAGCTTAAAGGTAAGATTGTTGTATTAGGTCTATCAGTAGAAGGCTTGGGCGGTATCATTGCTACTCCACGTGGCGAAGCGTGGGCACATAACTTACAAGCACAAGCTATTCAAACACTATTAGATGGCAACAGTCCTGTTCGCCCAGCTTGGGCAGGTATGGTTGAATTGTTAACTATTATTGGCATTGCCGCTATTGTTATTTTTGCTATGCCACGTGTACCTATTTGGGCCGCATTAGGCGTATTGGCGGGCTTAGTATATGGTATTGTACAAGGTGG